TAGAATTATTAATTTATTTAGATTGTAAAGGAAGATTTACACGTAAGGATTTTATTGACGGAGTTTACACCATGAGTTGGGATAAAAACCGTTGGGAAAGACTTAAAAGAGATGGGTGGATAGAAACGTGGAGACACAGAAACAGAACTACTATAATGTACTCTGTATTTAAAACCTCGTTTAAATGTGCACAAGTAATAAGTAGGATGTATAGAATCTTACTAGGTGAGGAAGACTTACCCACTTCAGAGAGAAGTGTATTTTACAATAATAAATCATATACAGATAAAGTTTATAATAAAGCTATAGATGATATGATTAAAGATAAAGACAGATAACATGCCAAATTTTAAAGGAAAAAGCGGTGGAGGACCATCAGCAATGAGAATGTACGGAAAAGGAAAAAACCCTATTATGATGACTGCAGCTCAAGAAACATTACCAGAAAATTTAAAAGCTGGAATAAGAGCTAAAGAAGCTAAAGAGTCTACTATGAAAATGTATGGCAAAAAGTCTATGGCTAAAAAATACAAATCAGACGCTCAACGTAAAGCTATATACGCTTCAAAAGCTGAAGAAAAATAAATGGGATTTAAACTAGGAACAAATAGAGGTTTAGAAGCTACTAACGGTGAAATCAAAACAAAAATGCGTTTTGGTAAAGAATCCGGTGTTGAAGGCTCTGTTCCTGGCACTCCAATTATAAGAGTGCCATTAGGAGATGGAGATAGATTTGAAATATTAGGAGAAGCTAATATGGATGGATCTATTTATATTAATGAAAATATTATGCCTGGTAGCTATGAAGATCGCCAAGTAATTAATCATGAAATGAGACATGCTACCGATATGAGATTAGGTAAGTTAGCTTATACTGATGATAGTGTTACTTATAACGGCGAAGAGTTTCCTAGAATGGATATTGATGGTGTAGACTCTATATTAGTAGATGGAGAATGGAAGGAAGCTGGAGACACTGGCTTTCCATGGGAGAATGATGCTAATAACGGTACTGATGGAGATATTTAAAGATAATAACAATTGGAATGAAAAATCTATTGTAGGATTCATTGCATTTGCAATAATGTGTGTGATTATGATAGTAGATCTTGTAACCGGTTGGTTAGGAAGAGATCTAGCAATTAACGAATTTGTATATGATTCATTTGTACTTGTAGTGCTTGGTTGCTTTGGTATAAGTGGATTAGAAAAATTTGCAAAAAAATAAAATTAAATTATGTTAGGAAATTTATTTTCTGGTGGAGCTGCAGAACTTGTTAAAGGTGTAGGTGGAGTTATAGATAACTTACACACATCTAAAGAAGAAAAGCTTGAAGCAGAACAAAAAGTAAAAGAACTTATAGCAAGCTATGAAGTTCAGATGGAAAAAGAAATAAGTTCTAGATGGAACGCAGATATGAAATCTGATTCATGGCTAAGTAAAAACGTAAGGCCATTAGTTCTAGTGTTTTTAGTAGTATCTACTATGTTAATGATATTTATAGACGCAGGTACGATCAACTTTGTCGTAGAGCCTAAATGGACAGACTTATTACAATTAGTATTAATAACCGTGATCGGTGCTTATTTTGGCGGTAGATCACTAGAAAAAACAAAAAAATAAAATTATGCACGGGAAATATTATTTAACAGGAAAAATAAAACCAATAATTAACAAAAAAGGAAATGTAGGTTATACTGCAGATGATGTACTTTTTGATTGGATATCTTTTGAAATACCAATTGGAACAGCTGCACTACGTACATTATTTGCAACTGTTGCAGGGACGGAAGCTGTAGCTGGTAATGCAAGAAATTTTGATATTTACTTTGCAAAAAGTATTGATGGTGTTGCACCGCCAAGTCTTGGAGATTCTAATGATGCAAAAAACATAATTAAAACAACAGCTGCTAGACCTTGGATAATAGGAGCTCATTCAGTAGACGCCAGTGAACTAGAAGATAATGGAGATCCTTTAGTTGGATTTAATGTTCTTGGAAATGGACGACCTACTGCAAACATTGCATTATCAGACAAACCAATTATACTTGAAGGAGAGACTAGTGCAGATGGTGGATCCGCAACCCAAGGATATCAAACTATATACATGGCAGCATTAGCAGGTGGAAACTTTGATTTTGGTACAGGTTGTATAGTAGCTGGAGCTCACTCTGCTGATGATTTAACAATCGTTATTGATGGTGTTGATGCTGATGACGTGTTTGCAATTGGAGATACAATTATAGCATTTGACTCTGATGGATCTGACGAAACAACAATAGGTGATGTTACAGCTGTAGCGGCTGATTTAATAACCGTGGGCGCTGCGCCAAACATCATTGCCGACGATGATGAAATATGCAACTTAAATCCTATGGTGTTTCGTTTAGGATTCGAATATTAAAACAAATTAAATTAAATTAAATTAAATAAAATGGCAAAAAACACAACAACAAAAATTAAAGAACTTAAAGGTATTAAACCTGAAAAAATAACTGACGAGCAGTTAAAAAAAGTTCAAGATACAGTAAATGATATTAACAAGTCTCAACTAGAAATAGGATCTATAGAGGTAAAAAAACACGAAATAATGCACAGTATTGCTGGGCTTAGACATGAGTTAACCGCATTACAAACTGAATTTGAAAAAGATTACGGTACGTTTGATATTAATATTCAAGATGGTGTGATAAATTACGCAAAAGAAAATGGCCAAACTAATTCGTAAAATTTCCGTAGGTAAAGACTATAAGAATGACGCTATGCACTATGCCGTGGGGCAAGAAGTGTATGGTGGTCATACTATCTGTGATATAATAGAAGAAGATGAGAAGTTTTCAGTCTACATTAAAAAAAATAAAAACGTGTTGCCTTGGAAGGATTTTAATAAAAATATGGCGGTATCTGTAGAATATAATCTAGAGTACTAATGAAAAGCGTATACAACTTTGTTGTAACGCCAAAAGGAGAAAGATATAACAATAAAAAGAAAGTTGGTGATTCGGAGTTAATTTTAAACACTGAGACTTATAACCACCAATTTGTTAATAGAACAGCTATTGTTAAGTCAACCCCTATAATTGGTGATACAGATATACAACCAGAAGATGAAGTTATAGTACATCATAATGTTTTTAGAAGGTGGCATAATGTAAAAGGTGAAGAAAGGAACAGTAAAAGCTTTTTTAATGAAGACACATACTTTATAACATCAGACCAAATCTTTTTATATAAAAGAAATAACAAATGGATAGCTCCAAAAGGCTATTGTTTTGTAAAGCCATTAAAGGCAGTGGATCAGTTTAATATTGAATCCGAAAAACCACTACAAGGTATCGTGAAGTATTCAGACGGTACAGTTAAGGTTAACGAACTAGTTGGTTTTAGACCAAGTAGTGAATACGAGTTTATCGTTGATGGCCAAAGGCTATATCGAGTTTTATCTAATTTTATTACAATCAAGTATGAATATCAAGGAGACGAAGAAGAGTATAATCCAAGCTGGGCACAAAGCAGTTGAAGAGCTAATTAAAGTTGCTAAAGAAGCTATAGTTGATAGCGGAGAAGATATTACAGCTGATAGACTTAAGAATGCAGCGGCTACTAAAAAACTAGCTATATTTGACGCGTTTGAAATACTTAACAGAATTCAAGAAGAAGAAAACCTACTTGAGGGCAAGGCGCCTGAAGAGACAAAGGAAAAAACTTTTAGAGGATTCGCAGAAGGTAGATCTAAATGATATACGAGCAGAGTTTAGTAAAAATAATAGAACCTATTAAAAAAACGACTATAAGTCGTCTTAACAAATCTAAAAAATGGAAATATGGATATGATAAAGAGCATGATATCATTATTATCTCAAAAACGGGAAAAATCGGTGAGGTGGTTGAAATCCAAGGTTTGCGAATTGGCTTGCCGCTGGAACCAAAAGGAGTGTACGTGCATCCCAAGAACAAATGGGTAAAACTAGACCAACCAAAAGAATTAGAGCGTTTAAAAAATATATTTGACTGGAGATCATATCCTGAGGATCAAAAAGAACAGTGGTACGATTATATAGATGAAGAGTTTAAAAGAAGAGATGAAGGGTTCTGGTTTACTAACAACGGCAAAGCAACCTGGATACCTGGTACTCATTATATGTACTTGCAATGGAGCAAGATAGATGTTGGAGCTCCAGACTTTAGAGAAGCAAATAGATTATTTTATATATTTTGGGAAGCTTGTAAAGCGGACAAAAGATGTTATGGTATGTGTTACCTAAAGAACAGAAGATCAGGATTTTCGTTCATGTCATCTGCAGAAACAGTTAACTTAGCCACTCTTGCAAGTGATAGTAGATATGGTATACTATCTAAAACTGGTTCAGATGCTAAAAAAATGTTTACAGACAAAGTTGTTCCTATTTCAATTAATTATCCATTTTTCTTTAAACCAGTTCAAGATGGTATGGATAGGCCAAAGTCAGAGTTAGCATATAGAGTACCTGCTAGTAAATTTACAAGAAAAAAAATTACAGCTAATGAAAAGCTGGAAGATATACAAGGGTTAGACACGACTATTGATTGGAAAAACACTGGAGATAATAGTTATGATGGTGAGAAACTAGCTTTATTAGTACATGATGAAAGTGGTAAGTGGGAAAGGCCTGATAATATATTAAACAACTGGAGAGTTACAAAAACATGTTTAAGATTAGGTAGCAGAATAGTTGGTAAGTGTATGATGGGATCAACGTCAAATGCTTTAGACAAAGGAGGCGATAACTTTAAAAAATTATATAATGCATCAGATGTCACTAAGCGAAATAGAAACGGTCAGACAAAATCTGGTCTATACTCTTTGTTCATCCCAATGGAATGGAACTATGAAGGATTTATTGACGAGCACGGAGTTCCAGTTTTCACTACTCCTGACTGCAATGTCCTCGCCCCAGACGGTGAATTAATAGATGTAGGCGTAATAGATAACTGGCAAAATGAAGTAGACGGTTTAAAAGGAGATTCAGATGCTTTAAATGAATTTTACCGTCAATTTCCAAGAACTACAGAACACGCATTTCGCGACGAAACAAAAAATAGTATATTTAATTTAGTTAAAATATACGAGCAAATAGATTACAACGAAGAGATGACTAGAACCTTAGGAGTTACTCAAGGTAATTTTCAATGGGTTAATGGTATTAAAGATTCTCAAGTAATATTTTATCCAGATCCAAAAGGTAGGTTTAAAGTTAGCTGGGTTCCACCTCAGCAATTACAGAATAGAGTGGTACTTAAAAATGGTGTTAAACACCCTGGTAATGAACACATGGGAGCATTTGGTTGTGACTCGT